TGATTGAGACGAAGTTCAAGGAAATCCATGATATCGGCGTGCCATGGTTCGATGTACACGGCAATCGACCCTTTACGGCGACCAGCCTGGTTCACGTACCGTGCCGTGGCGTTGAAAACCCTGAGCATGGGAATAATACCGTCTGATTGACCATTGGTTCCCCGAATGCGAGACTTATTGGCACGAATATCATGGATATGCATCCCGATACCTCCAGCCCATTTACTAATTTGGGCACATTCAGTGAGGGTTCCATAGATACCGTCGATGGAGTCTTCCTTGTTGGCGATGAGGAAGCAGGATGACATTTGGGGTCTGGGTGTACCAGCGTTGAATAGGGTTGGGGTGGCATGGATGAAGAGACCTTGTGACATCTTATCGTAGGTCTCGAGTACACAAGTGATGTCCTTACCGTGAATGCCGATGGCAACACGCATGAAGAGGTACTGGGGTGTTTCGATCAGCTTGCCATCCACGCGTTGAAGATAACTTTTTTCGAGTGTTTTGAGACCGAAGTACCCAAAATCAAAGTCCCTATCATGTTTGATTTCATCCTTCACTTGCTGTGCAACTTCAACAATTTCGTCTGTGACGACACCGGCCTTCTGGAGCTTCTTCATGGCGAGATGAAAGTTATTGGGGCAAACCTTTTGGATGTTACTGGCGATAATACGGGTGGCGAGAACTTCGTAATCTGGTTCGGATGTGATCATACCAACACAAATTTCAGCGGAGAGTGTGTCGATCTCCTGTGCAGTAATATTATCGTACATAGAAGAAAATACCTGTTGTGCAACCTTAGAAGAGTCGCATTTTTCCGAGAGTCCATATGTTAAATTCTTGATCCTATTGGTGACGTTGTCAAATTTCATTTCCTCAATACGACCTGAGCGTTTAATGACCCTCATATATCTAAAGTTCTAATTTTATTTTTAACTTACTTCTTGCACTCAAGATCCCCGCTCCTCACGGAGACGGTTCCAAAAGTTTCAAACTTTCGGTTGGGTTGGAGTAGGTAGGTGTTCACGAAGAATGGACCCATCTCACCAGCCTTGGCCACGGGAGGGTAAGAACCAACGAAGCAGGTTGGGGGTTGGCACGGGATTTCCTCATACGTTGGGGGCTTGCTGGCATACACTTCGTTAAAGTCAGCGAAGTTCACCATTTACTATTCACACACAATTTTTTTCGGCGACTATATTAAATGTGTGATAACCTACACCTTGATTCTCTTCAGCAGTGTGAGACTCCATTGAATACTCTTTTCTTTTCCGATTTCAATAAAAATCTTCTCCAGCGTGGGATCCGTCAGACGTTCAAGAACAATACAGGCATTGCCATCGATTACCAAAACCCAGATGATCTCTATGGTATCATGCGAATGGTGTTTATCAACAACTCCGGTGATCAATACAGTCGAGTGAATGAACAGGTCAGGGAGATTAACACTCGTGTCATCACCACCGCCCTGTCCCAAATCCAAACCGGTGTGTCCCAATACATCGCGTATACCCGTGACATCGATACAATTAGTGTTCCCCTGGATCAGCCAGTCAATACCAGTACCTACGGAAAGAAGATTGACTTCAACAACAAGATTGGTATCAATTAAAGATTGGAACCCAAAGAATAATAAGTCATGAGCCTAAACTATTACAAAGTGGAAACTGAGAAAGTGTGTAGATCCAAGGGATGGGATCGTGCCCCGTTGGATACGGTATGGCTCTTACTCTCGGAAGAAGTTGGTGAGCTCGCATCTGCGATCAGACAGTACAAGAAAACGTTCAAGAAACAAAACCTCAAGAAGGAGCGGGGTACTGATGTCATGATGGAAATGGGGGATGTATTTAGTTATCTCTTCCAATTGGCGCACATGTTGAATGTTGATTTAGATAAAATGTGGGAAGAACATAAATATAAAATGAAGGACAAAAATTATAATGTGAAGTAGTACTAACAGCGATGAGTAAGTTTATGCTCAACGACGAGAATATCATTAATGACGTGAACCCATTTGTTACACACGACTTCTCCCTTCCAGGGGGTGTGCGACAGACAGGTGATTTTGCGGATTTTGTCGAGGTGAAGAAGTCTACTGGAGTACCAGTGGCCGAGAAAAGTGTCTTCTGTAGTACCGGTCTTTGTGCTGATGAGACTAAACCTTGTCTCATTAAGAAAAAGGTGCGCCCCCAACGTAACATTGATTACGGCTTTACACGAGACCGACCCCAACAGAAGATTGTAGTGGGTGTCTCGAACAAAAGTATTCCATACCTTTGGATATTTTTAGTCCTCCTTTTTATTGTTCTAACTCTATTATACGTAAGACGTTGAAGAAGTATTCAAGTCTCGACTTTTTCGTACATTCCTGAATAGCGTGGGGAATATACTTCTTACACAACTTCTTGATAAACTCCATCTGCCAAGCACTCTCCATATTTACACGGGGTGGTTGGAATGTTGGATCAATGATCTTTGTAGCATGCGCAATTCGTACATATACCTTACTAGACTGTTCATAAACCATGATATTTTCGAGTACAAGCTCTGCCATTCTCTGTCTAACCTCAATCGTTTTTTTCACCATTGAATCGAGAAACTTTTCGTAAGGAATCGAGTGCTTCCCGGATTGGAGGTGTATCCAATCTGCAAGTGGTTCTGTGTTGATATAATCCGTGAAAGTTGAGTACCCCTTTCCTTTCATATATCGGTCATATACGATTTCAACGTATGAAAGGTCAGACTCAACATCATGTACATGTTTAGCAGAACGGATAAAGGAAGTCATCTAGATTTATGGTGAGTGTTTTCTTTAAACACCTAAGTAGATCAATCGTAGCTGTAAAACTATGCTATAAAAATGTATTCTTCAATCGCCAACAACAGTTTTTCGTACCTATTGACCCTCGAAGATATACGAAAAGCTTTACCAGATGAGACCCGACCCTCATGGATAAAGATTACGACGATCACTATGGTCTCGAGCTTTATGCAAGTGATTGACATAAAGCGACTCCGAAGCACTTTCGAGAGGATCGGTTCCTACAAGATGCGACGCGAGGGAACGAACACCGATGGTTTTGAATGGACATTGAAACCCACTACATTTTACAACCAGGTGACACTCACCTACCATGACACGTACAGTACCAAGTCTGTCAAAGTGTTCCCCAATGGAAGTATTCAGGTTGCAGGGTGTTGTGACCTCTTTGACTGTAAGCGCATCATTACCCAACTCATCCAGATCTTCAAGACTTTTTTGGGTATGGAAAGTAGTATTTCCAGTGATTCCTTCCGAGTTGTCATGATCAACTCTAACTTCAGTCTCAACTACAACGTCAACCTCATGAAGGTGGCTGACTGGTTCGAAGAGTACAATGACATCTTCAAAGTTTCTTTCGAACCAGATAGATACTCAGCGGTGAAAATTAAATTTAAACCAGCCCATGAGATGAAAGAGATTACTTGCAGTATATTTAGTACTGGGAAGATCATCATCACTGGTGCAGAGACCCTTAAGGAGATTGCATTTGCATACAACACCATCAACCAACATATCAATGAAAATGTCGATATTAGAGTGTCTCGTACAGAGGAGACTGACGTCTTTGATATTTTCTTGGGGTACAAATGTGACCCTTTTATCAAAAAGCTCAGAGAGAAGGGGTTTGAATCTTGGATGAAGACAATCACAAACAGACGAATTAATTTCTAGTTTTATAATAACAAAATGTCTCAGCGACTTGGTATGGCCGATGGTCGGTGCTTCACCATGAACTCTTCAGCCCAGCTCTTTAACAACTACATCATGAAACAGAATAATATTTCATTCGAGGACAACTATTCGTACCGCCAACTCCTCCAAAAGCAGGGTCCCCAAGTGATGTCCCAAGTACAGGAGCAGCAAGGTAAGACGAACTGCAACAACTGCAACGTACCCCTCCTCAAGATGCCAGATATCTACTAACTGAGCGAAATCACGAAAAAAACTTTAAATCCTCCCTATAGAATGTCTACGTGTTCCATATGTCTAGGTGAAGTCAGACCGACAAGGAACAATCCCCCACTCCGATGTGGACATATATTTCACTCCCACTGTATCCAGGGATGGAAAAATCGAGGTAAGAATACATGCCCCACATGTAGAAAAGTATTTGATACAGCTAATTTTAAAATTACAGTGACGATTCAAAACAATTACACAGCAGAGGCAAACTCTGTGTTATTGAACGAAGAATCTATGTTTAATGTATTAGAACGATTTAACTATATTGAGGTCGAAAATGTAGCTGACTTGGAAAGCATTCTAGCGGACCTTGGGATGAGTCTTACCGACTTTGATACCAGTGTTTTTCACACAGAATGAACTACAGTACATCTCGTAGTTTAGACCCGGATAGTCACGGGAAGCCTTACGGGGATCCGTGATAACCTTTCCCTTCGCATCAGTCAGAAGTGGCCCAGTAGCCCACCCACGCTTGTGACTGAATACGTTCGCCTTGAATATGATACGCTTACCAACTCCAAATGAGCCACCTCTCTTAATCCGCGACTCTGGAACCTTAAAGAACTTTGCCACAGACACCATAGTGTCACCAGTCTTAATTTTATACTCAACTACACTGTGTTGCTTGTAAAAGTGGAAATCACCCTGGCGAATATAGTTTGTGGGTCTCCCAGGAGAGACAAACATCATAACTTTATAGTAACCCTTTTTACATTTTTCGTTAGCCTTGACTCTGTACACATTTTTAGGGTTGTCAGAAACAACGCGATTGGGAAGACCCGTACAGTGTGTATAAGTATGGTTCCCATTGGAAAGTCCAGAACGATCACCAGGAATGGACTTTTGCCACCTGTATGCCTCATAGTCACCCACCGCATAGGCGTAACAATTATTATTCCCAATACCAGTCGTCGTCCCCCAACGCCTGTTTGTGAACGTACTTTCAGACCCACTCACAGGGGGGAGCCCCTTCATTTATAGTTTGATTAGAAAAAAATATCCGTATGTAATAAATGATTCAGGAAGTTACCAAGGCTCAAAGCAAGTCTGACGCAGTCACCGAGTTTCTCATCTTTGTGCTCACCGTGCTCATCAGCACGTTCCTCCTCCGTCTCGTGTGGAACAGGTCTCTCGTGAAGCACATCACCATTCTCAAGCCCCTCAACACCTTGCTTGATGCTTTCATTCTCGCACTTTCCCTCCAGGTTGTGCGTGGCATTTAAACTTCCTTGTACCCAACAGTCTTCTCACCCTCAGGGCTGACGAGAGTGGGATACGCATCCATGCCATTGCACCCCTCTTTGTCACAATCGACAAAGGTGTGAGGTTTACCACTCTTCTTCATATGTTCTAACTGCTTACGAGTCCAACCACATCCCATGGTCCCATAAACAGTCCAATCCCCAGCGGCACCCTGTGTGACCGCACCCTGATTAATTTTCATGAGAATGATGATGTCGATAATCGCGAGAATGATGAACGCAAGCATTGTTTTATATCATACCTATACATTTATTTTCGACGTATAACAAGTCTTGGCTTCGCCTTCAACGCCGCAATCGCACGAGCCATCGCTACTTTTTGGTTGACTGGCGTTTTTGGTTTAGGAGCTTGTATGATAACTCGTGGT